AATATAAGCGCAACATGGGACATCTCAAGGTTGAGCTTAAATACAGATATAATAGATTAATAGAAAAATTAAAAATTAAGTAACTATGGGACTAGACATGTATTTAACCAAGAAGACATATCTTGGTACGCAATGGGAACACAGAGGTGTAACAGCAGAAATCACAGTAAAAAGTGAAGGTAAAACTGTTGACGTAGGTATAAACCCACATAAGATAGAAGAAATAACTGAATCGGCTATCTATTGGCGTAAAGCAAATCACATTCATAAATGGTTTGTAGAAAACGTACAAAACGGAGAAGATGACTGTGGCACATATCCTGTTTCATTAGATCAGCTCAAAGACTTAAGAGATCTTTGTGAAGAAGTTATAAACAACAGAGATAAAGCTCACGAATTGTTACCTACACAAGCAGGTTTTTTCTTTGGTGGTCTAGACTATGATGTTCCAGGATATTTTGAAGATACTATCACTACTTATAATGATCTTCGTAAAATTATAGATAATTATCCATCAGGGACATTATTCTACGTTGATTACTATTATTCATCTTCCTGGTAATGAGTTACGATAATTGGAAACTATCCAATCCACAAGACGATGGCTGGACCTCTGATGAGGTTACCAGCTGTTGTGGCGTGGCACAGGAAGGTAGCGGTGCAAGTAATTGCTGTGACGCAAGATTTTGGGCAGAAACAGATATTTGTGGTGAGTGTAGGGAACACGCAGACGAATATATGATATGCACAGAATGCGAAGAAGACGATTCACAATATGAAATGATTAGTGAATACGAATATAATGAACGCAGACGAGAGGATGCACAAGAACATAATAGAGATGAATGATAATAAACTAATAGCAGAATACAAAACACCGATAAAAACTAATTTAAAATATAAATTTTCTACCAAATTTAATACTATTATTAAAGGTTACACAATTAGCGAAAGACTAAAGATGACAATAGGAAACATTGAATACCAACAGAAAAAAGGTTTATCGGACGATGAAGATTTAACTTTATTAGAGTACGAAATCGAAAAGCTTAAAGAGGTACTTGAAAGGGTGCAAGAGCTAGAGAAACAAAACAATTTTTAACAACTAAAACACAAGACAATGAAAGATAATAAACTAATAGCAGAATTTATGGGGCTACCAAAAGAGAAGGTAGGTTTAAAACAAGAAGTTATTTATGGTTTAAATCAAGATGATTGGTATACTTCCGATAATTTAAATTACCACCTATCTTGGGATTGGTTAATGCCTGTAATTCAAAAAGTAAATGAAGTATCGGGATATAATGATTACAACACCGATAGATTACATATTCAGAGAGTGTTAGATGATTGTATTAGCGAAAACGCAGTAGGTATAGATGAAGTACACAAAGCAGTAGTAGAATTTATTAAAAAATATAATAGAGATGAGTAAAATACATAATCCACTATTAGAAACAGCGTGTAATTTAATAATAGAGTTAGAAGATTACGCAAATGCTGAACAAAAAAAAAGAATAGATGAATTGTTCTATCAAATAGAAACCATTAACGAGTTAGATTTTCAAATGAATCTGCAAGATGAAAACAGAGATGAATAAAAGACATTTGTACAGTAGACTAACAGAAGGTGAAATGCATGTATATGCAGTATGGTTGTTAGAAGAATGTGACGAACCTGTAGATGAAATTGCTTGGTTGTTGCATCATTGCATGGCACATGATAAAGAACACGTAGCCATACAAGTTAAGCAAGTTGTTATGCATATTAATGATAATTTAAAAAAAAGGTCATAACTATTAAAGAAATGAGAGACAGGGAGATGAAAAGAGCCCTGAAACTATGTAAAACTGTAGAAATAGCAGCCAAAAAACTAGGAATTAGTGCAAGGTTGCTATATTTATTTAAAAGAAAAAATAAATTATGATTAAAGACACAAGAAAGTATTGGACTAAAGAAGTTGCAAAAAGACTAGAAGGTCGCACTATCGTTAAGATAGAATATATGCCTGAAGAAGAGGTAAAAGAATGGATGTGGTATAAAACACCAGTCGTAATACATCTTGATGATGGCGGTATGCTTATACCGTCTATGGATGATGAAGGTAATGATGGTGGTGCTATCATTACAAACTATCAAACATTAGGAACAATACCTGTAATATGAAAGTTAAATTATATCAACGACAAGTCTACTACAAAGTAGGCATGATTGAAATAGATGTGCCAAATTTCCTCGATCCATTAGAAGAGGTAGATAAATGGCTACATAATAATGAAGAACTGTGGGTAGATAAGCTTGCAGAAAATATGGACGAAGGTCCATTAGAACACGGTTTTGGTATGGACTCTTTGACTAATAGATGGTCAGATCATTGGGAAGACTGTGAATATTTATACGAACTGCCTAGCGGAAACGGAGGGCACATTTAATAAAATTATGGATAACAATCAAAAAATCTTCAACACATTGTACAACACAGACACAGCTTGGTCTGTGAGTAAAGAACCACTTTTTACAGAAGATGGTAAACAAACAAACAGTTACGGCTTGTTTCGATCTGACACACATCAATGGTTAAGCACCGTAGGTGAACGATACGTTCCTATGCAGAACGCAGAACTAGCCGAAATAATGGTTAGAATACAAGAAAGATTTGGTGGTGAAATTAAAGGTAATGCTATGGGTAGAATAGCAGGTCAAAAGATATATTATCAATTGTCATTAGATAATTATAATATTAATGGTGACGTATTAAAACGTCATATAACTTGTCTTAACTCACACAATGGCTCACACGCTATTGGTTTTGGTTCTACCAATACAGTTATATCTTGTTCTAATACCTTTCACATGGCTATGAAAGATTTAACTAAGTTCAGACATACAGAGTCAGCATCCAAAAGATTAGAAATAGCTGTCGAAGAGTTTGAGAAAGCTTTAATTCTTGATGATAATCTTATGCTTACATACAAAGCAATGAATAGAGTTCCTGTGGATCAGACTATTATTGAAAATGTTATGCAAAAAATATTTAAAGTTGACATGAACAGTAAAGTAGGTGATAACTCAACTCGTAAGAAAAACCAAATCGAAGGCTTTGGTAAAGCTTTGCAGCATGAGCTTGCAGCTAAAGGTAATACCCTATGGGGATTATTCAATGGCGTAACTTATTATACAAATCATATTGAAAACAGAGGTATTGATAACCTTATGACAGGCTCTGGCTACAAAAAGAACCTGATAGCTTTTAAAACCATTGAGGATCAGTTAATGGAAAAAGGAATGCTAGTTAATTTACAAGAAGTATAATGAATGTAAAAGAACACAAAGTAACTGTAGCAAACTACGACTGTTATTCAGAAAATGAATACGAATATGATGACTATAGCTATGAAGTGGTGGCTGCGCTAAAAGATATGGGTTGTAGCGTTTGGGATGTAGAAGTAAAAAACGGCAACTGGCGCGGACAAACAGGATACATGACATCAAGTGATCCTGAAAAGATAGCAGACGCATTGCTTATGCATGACGGAAACTGTCGCACAGAAGTGTGGATGGATGGTGATGGACTCGAAGGAGTCTGTTACCACCATGATGCACCTACTGGATCTTGGTTTACAATTAAAATTAATGAAGATGAGTAAAATAGATGATTTATCAAATTACGTAACCGTTAATGGTTGGAAGTTTGAGTTAGTTAAACAAGACGTGGATGATATATTTTATCAATGTCGTGGTGCAACAATGTACGATGAATACCACGATCAAGTACCTGAACCAGAGCTTTGGGTAGCAGCAATGAAGCTGGAAACTATTTTAACCAAAGATGGTTATAATGTTAACGCTGATCATAGCGAAAAAGGTTGGGTTGAAGTAACTGTAAATGTCAAAAGAGATGAAATATTTTAAAATAGAAATTGAAAGAACATACAATACTGAAGTTTTTGTAAAATGCAAAGATGAAAAGACAGTACAAGATGTTTTAGATGCTACTTTTTCAGACAGAATGTTGTTTGATGCACAAACAAATTTGTGGGATCATATTGTTGAAGAAGAAATGGAACAATGCGTTGTTTCAGATTCAATTACTACCGTTGAAGAATGTCACAAAAAACCTGACTGGTCTTTTAATTTGGATGCTCAAATAATAGAAGACGATGCCTAATTGGTGTTGGAATAATTTAACAGTAATGTGCACAAAAGAGCATGTTGTTGAACTACAAGATTTTGTAGAAAAATCCACAAGCATTAAAGATGAAGAGTTCTCTTTTGAGGGAACTTTACCTCGAGGTGATCGTGAAGACTGGTACAACTGGTCTTTAGAGAACTGGGGTACTAAATGGGATGCGTGTGAACCATACATAAATGAATCAGAACCACAATGTTTTTCTGTAGGTTTTGATTCGGCTTGGGCTCCACCAACAGAATGGTTACGTAATATTATGCACGATTATCCTAATCTTGAGTTTGAACTTGAGTATGATGAACCTGGCATGTGTTTTGCTGGTACTACAATTGTACATGGTGCGCAAGACTTGTTTGATGATCAATATTATGAAACAGAATCAGCATCTATGTGTTGTGAAGCAAAAGTGTTTTACGATGGTGAAGATGAATATACGCTTGAAGAAGGTGATTGGCAATGCTCTGAATGTAAAGAAGAGTGTGAAACAATCATGATGAAAGATAGCGAAATAAAAAATTATGATTAAATTTAACGCCCCAAAAAAATGTGATGCACGATGAATTAATTAAATATGAGTTAGAAACAAGTTTGCTTGCAAAGCTACTCATGTATCCAGAACTTTATTATGAAAACGCAGAAAAACTGAACGTCAATATGTTTGACAATATGTTTCATAAAAGAATTTATGAACAGTTTTTGGTTATGCAATCAGAGCAAAAGGATATAGATTTATTATCTATGTCCAAAGCTCTTGGTTGTAACCATGAAGAAAACATACAGCTTTCAAATGTTTTTTCTGCTGATACACAATTTATTTCTGTTAAGTCAGCTATTGACTCATTGCATGAGCAAAGTCGCAAGAAGACAATGCAAACGCTTATTACTGAAGCGCAAAACAAATACCTCAACGGAGAATCTACAGACGATATAATAGCATTTATAAATAAAATGAATGCAAAAATGATGATCGTACAAGATAGCGATGTTGCAGATATTAGATTGCAGATGAAAGAATTTTTGATAGATATTGATAAAAGGATAGCATCAGACGGTATTATAGGTGTAACAACAGGTTACAAATCTCTTGATGAGTTTACTGGTGGTTGGCAAGGCACAGACCTTGTTATTATCGGTGCAGCCTCATCAATGGGTAAAACGAGTCTAGCATTAAATCTTGCGTATAACGCAGTTAAGCATGCAGATGCACCTGCACTTATATTTAGCTACGAAATGTCGGTAAATCAACTTATAATGCGCCTGGTCGCATTAGAGTCAGAAATACCAATACGTTGGATACAAAACGGTGAACTAAAAGATGAAGACATCAGACGAGTTCAGCAGACAGCCAGCGATATAATAGAACGAAAAATCTATATCGATGAATGTAAACAAACATCATTGAATTATTTAATTTCTAAAACTAGACAATATGTACACAGTTGCGGTATTAAGCTTGTGTTTGTTGACTACTTACAGCTTGTCACAGCGAGTACAGGATCAAAAGGAACCAGAGAGCAAGAAGTCTCAAAGGTTGCTAGGGCCCTCAAAAACCTCGCTAAAGAACTAAACATTACAATTGTTGCTTTATCACAGCTCAATCGTGGTGTTGGTTTCAGAGCTGAAAGCAAGCCAACACTATCAGACCTGAGAGAATCAGGCGAGATAGAACAAGCAGCAGATGTAGTTGCATTAGTTTACAGGCCAGAATATTACGGTATCAATCAAGATGAAAACGGAGAATCTACACAAGGTAAAGCACAGATTATCTTTGCCAAAGGACGTAACATCGGTGTTGGTACTGTTACGCTAAATTTTATTAGCGAACTGACTAAATTTAAGGAGAATACCTTAGATTTTTAAGTATAATTTTAGTAAATTTATACGTGGCCAAACACACAAAACTAAGACAAATAATTGCAGAAATTGCACACGACTTAGGTATTGATAAGAAGCTTGTCAAACGAATACTTATTGCAGTATTTCGAGAAGTAGGCTTTGCTATTATACTAAGAGGTCGTCCTGTTATGTTCAGGAAATTTCTGAAGATCGTATTTGCGATACGTGCAGGTAAAAAGACGCACGAAATGTTTAATAAATATGAAACACGAAAAAAATAAATTATGGCAAAATTGAAAACAGTTAACATCAAAGGTAAAGAATACGTTGAGGTTAACGAAAGATTAAAACACTTTAGAGAAAACTACAAAAACTGGTGCTTGACATCAGATGTCGTAGAGCTAACAGAAGATCGTTGTGTAATCAAAGCTACAATCTTTGATGAGAATGGAAACATACGCGCCACAGGTCATGCGTATGAAAAAGAAGGTTCGTCCTTCATTAACAAAACAAGTTTTGTAGAAAACTGTGAAACATCTGCTTGGGGCCGTGCTCTTGGTAATCTTGGTATTGGCTTAGATACATCAGTTGCATCTTACGAAGAGGTAGCTAATGCTGTAAAGCAACAAGCTAAACCAAAGGCTAAGCCAGAGCTTGATGAAGATAAATTTAACAACATGATCAAAGCTATAGAAGCTGGAAAAGGTGATGCTGTTAAGGCGAAGATGCCAAACTACAACATACCAGAACATATGTTGAAAGTATTAAATGATAATCTCAAATCCAAATAATTATGAGTAATGTAATTGCATTTAACTTGGCTGACTGTCAGGTAAAACCTACTAAAGTAGTAGAAAATAAAAAGTATTTTAACGAAGGCGCACACAGATGCCAGGTGTTATCTGTGTCTAACTCTTCACAAAGACAGAACTATAATGGCGCACCGTATATAGAGTTCGATGTTGTTAATCAACAAGGAGAATATGGTAGAGCTAAGTTTTGGGCAGTCAGAGAAACTGACGCACCTAAGTCTGCTGAATGGAAAAAAAATACATTACACGAGTTTCTTACAAACTGTGGTGTAAAAGATTTTTCTAATGACATTGAGTCTATTAAAGCAGCTGTCGGATCTTGGGTAAACATTTGTTTCACTTTTGAGGAATACATGACTATAAAAGATGGACAGCCAGTAAAAAGAAAAGCTGTACGTTATCGATGGTCTAGTGCTGATGGTGCTAAGATTAAATACGATCCTAAGTACAATAAACCTATTTCACCGAGAGATGAACAAGAGTTTATTGAATCCAACACTACGCCAGTTATGGGTAGCTTTGACGAGAACGGTGATAATTTGCCATTCTAAATAATTTTGTAGTTTTGTAAACCAATTGCAAAACTATGATCTTCATTCAAGGTAATGTACCTTCAAGTAAAAACTCTAAACGTTGGACTGGTAAAATGCTTATCAATTCTAAAACGGTTATGAAGTACATTAAAGAAACCAAAAGTCAGTATGAGGAGAATCGCATTAATTTTCAAGAGATGATAGCAGGGTTAGAGTTCCCTGTTGTTGTTTCGTTTAAATTTATACGCGGTTCTAAACATAAGTTTGACTACATAAATCCTGCACAAACCGTACAAGATCTTATGGTAAAAAATGGTTGGATAGAAGATGATAACTGTGACTTTATGATACCTGCTTTTGTTGAGTATGAATATGATAAAGAAAATCCAGGAGTAGAAATAAATGTTTATGGAAGACAACACGATACCATTGATTGAGTTTTTAGACTCATATGTGGTAACTAACGACATTGATAGAAAATTATTTTTATCACCTAATAGATCAAGAAACATAGTAGATGCACGAATGATATTCTGCGCTGTCGCTAGAAAAGAAGGTGGATACACGCTAAAGCACATAGGTGAAACTCTCAATAGAGATCACGCTACAGCTTTGCATGCTATTAAAAACTATAAAATACTATCAACTGTAGATAAAAAAATCAAACAAGCCTATAATAATGGTGTTACCTTATTTAGGACATTGTCATACAGACCGCGCTGGACAAACGCTGGTTTGATAGATACATTATTTGTAAGCAATCAAAAGCTTAGAGAAATGATCCAAATACGAGATGGTAAAATCTCTGTATACGAAGACAAAATAAAGTCTTTGAGAAATCAATTAAAAACTATTATAAATTAATTATGTCAAAAACACAAAGAAAATCAATTAACATTGATGGCAAAGATGTGAAAGTATCCAACAAAATTTATGGTGTTATTCAAAACCTTACGGAGGCTTTGAAGCAACATGAAGTAGCTTTGCTTACTTGGGTGCACAAAGTCTTTAATGAAAAAACTGAGCACACTAAAGATGAAGTATTAATACAACAATACTGCATGCAAATACCTGATGCACCAGGAATATTATCAAGAATGAGACAAATAGATGAAGAAGTTGCCAAGAAAGGATCTGATGAAAGCGCAAATCCAGTCGGAGATGCAGAGAATAGCGGATCTTCTGATACAGAAGAATAACGCATACGGTAATTCTGCAACACAACCAGCTAAAATCTTTTCAAAAGGTGATGCGGTTGAAAGTATTAGTGCTCGTATTGATGACAAGTTGATGCGAATTGCTAATAGAGGTATTAACGAAAATACATTAGATACTGTGGATGATTTAATAGGATATTTAGTTCTGTTGAAAATTGCATGGTATGAAAGAGAGATGCGAGATAGTAAATAACTATCTTTGCATAATTCTTTGGACGTTCTGTCCTAGTGTTTTTCATAGTTTTGTTTGGTTGTGGTATCCTGGTTAATAGCTGGGATACCCATATCTACATAAATGGAAGAGATACAATATTGGCAAATAGACAAAATAGAATCTTTATTACAGTTATGTCCTTATGACGATGACACAAAAGAATCTATCTATAACAGCATTCCAGAAACAAGGGAAGAAGCTGATGAACTTATAAAGCAACTTTGGTTTGATCACATACCACGTGATCCCAGAGATCAATTTGATAAAATGATAAAAATGAATACATTAGTTAAAACAGATCATAAGTACGAATATATATGTAACGACTGTGGAGAAAACTGGATAAGCAGCAGCGAAGATACTCTTTGCACATGTTGTTTAAGTCCTAGTATAAAATCATTAGATGATTAGTAAACAAAACCAAGAAGACATAGATTTAGTTTTATGTATAGCAATGTTTAGATGTTTTAATGAACAACTATATACTTTAGTCGGCAAAGATTCAAAACTTGCTAAGAAAAAGTTTAATAGACTAATCAAAGTAGCTAAAATGTACGATGATGAGATTATCAAAAATGGTGATCACAATGGCGACATAGATGTTATATATGATAAGCTAATGGATATTATCATTGAAATGAAAGAATTAATAATTAAGGAATATGACTTCGAAACAACACCGTAGACTAGCATCCAAGTTGTTAACTAATGTAGCACATTGGATGGAGAAATCATCTACAGATTATGATCTGGTAGATTTAGAAAGAGCCTTGGACGAGGCAAAACAGCACTATGCAAATTACTTGGCTGTAAAAAACGACAACAAAGATCAGGTTGTCATTGAAAGAAAAAGTTATAAATAATGAGTAAGAATACAATAGTATTTGAAGGCGGCATAGACAATATAAGAACACTTGCCGATAACACAGTTAGAGTATCTTTGGGTACTCCTGAATTATCACCTGAGATAGTAGGTAGCATGTATGGGATGCTAAAGCAGCCAGGATACGTAGTTATATCTACAATGCCTATATCTCAAAAACAATTAGACGCTGTAGAAACAGCTACGATAGATCGTGAGTTTGAAAACAAAACTCCATCACAAAGACTACGAAATGTGTTATACGTGCTTTGGGAACAACAACAACCAAAAGAAGTTGCGCCTAATGGATCAACACAATACATTGATTTTGATTTGTTTTACAAAAGAAAAATGAATGAATTTATTAAATTTATAAAAGACAAATTAGTCTAAAATATTTATTATCTTTGCACGCCAAAATTAACATGTAATGAAACATAATAAATATAAAAAATACACCATGATAGTAGAAGGCCTAGTAATGTACTTTGGCTTTCTTGCTATTATGCTGTCAATAGCATACAATATATTTGTAAACTAATGAAAAAAAGAACCCACAAACTACTGAAAAAAGCACATATGATTATTAATAGTGCTACTGGTATTGACGTAACTAAGACAGCTAGAGAAAATGCTAAACGTGAAGCCAGAAAAATTTATAAGCAGATCAAAGAAATTGATCCTAAAGTATATAACGTATTAGAGCCAGAGATAAATGAATAATATAATAGTTATCTGGCCTAATTTATAGGCACGTTATAATTAAGTTTAGCTTGTACACCATTGTTTATATTCCAAACAAAAGCGCTAGCTTTCTTAATGTTACCTACATATCCTTTCATGTCGTGCCACTCATCGGTGGCCGACATACTGGATAAGTTTCTTACAGTCAAACCATTTAACTCCTCTACCGCTTGCATCTTGTAAGATTTATTAGTGTGATAGTGTCCTCTATGCACTTCTACATGAGCAACATTACTCCAAACATCTCTATATCTCTGAGATACAATACCTGGCAGATCATTTAGTTTTGGGCCATCACCATGATCGTTAATGATCAAACATCTTCCATAATGATATGACTTCATCATAGACATCGAATTATCTACAGATACATTAGTATCCTTTTCAAAAAACAATTCTAAAGCATCACCAATGTGCATCATTGATTCACGATCATGATTCCCTGGTATCACCATTACATGTACATCACTATACTCTTTTAACATATGTATACATTCTATTAGTAGCTTTCTACCAGCTCTATACATTTCCATATGTTTGTTAGTGTTAAACTGTGGCGTGCCTCTTGTTGTACTTGGCACAGGCCAATCCCCATCTGCATTCAAAAAATCATTACCCACTACAAATAAAATTTGATTTATATAAAAACCACTAGCCCTTTTAACTAAATGTTCCAAAGCTTTTATCAATCTATCTCTTGCTATATCAATACTGTACTCATCTCCTTCTATCCCTATCTTTCCTATATGTAAATCGCAAGCATTGATTTCTAAAAGATGTGCATCATCTTCTTTAAAACTAGAAGGTCTTATTATATGATCATGTCTAGAATCAAAAAGAGGAA